CTTCTACACCAATCCCAGTAATCCCTGTATTTCCAGACTTGAATATTCCAGTGCCATCTATTGTTCCTTTTGAATTTACACCACCACCAATCATTATTCCTAGATTTGGAGATTTCCCTTCTGTTATTACATTTGGTGGCAATATAAGCATACCATCTTTGATATCTGTCGGACCAATACCAAGTCTTGTTGTTGTTATCGACATACCAAGCATAATAGTTGTTGATAATATCCCTAGCGTTATTTCATTAAGCCCTGTTACTGGAACACTTAATTTCAATGATTGCTTTAATGTTGAGACAGGACAAATTGACATAAGATCTTTATGTACAGCAAACCCTTATCCAGCAGTTTTTGGAAATTCTGGTACATCTTGTGCTGGAACCCCGACAGTTAATAGTGTTAGAATAACAATACAAGAATTTAGATCCTTGAAAGCAGATAGCAAAATTGGTGATGTCAGAATGCTTTTAGTGGGTCCGAGCGGCACAGCTGTATTACTATTTGCTTTAGGAACAAATAGTTACACAGTTGCAAATTTTATAAATTTAACATTTGATGACACTAGTGGTAATTATATAACTCCAGTTTCTACCCCAACACCATTAAATGGTGGCACTTATCATTGTTCCTCAAATGGTTTACAAAATGTCAATTTTTCAGCACCTGCTCCAGCTGGTCCTTACAATACAAGTTTATCAGCATTTTCTAATTCTGCTCCGGGTGGAACATACACTTTATATGTTCAAAAGTTTAATAACGATGCAGGATATTCTACTTGCCAAAAAGTTGGTGTTATTGGAAATGCAAGTTTAAATGTATGTATTGCAAATAATATTTGCTTTACACCTAGCCCTAGCCCTACACCTAGTTCTAGTCCTAGTGTAAGTCCTAGTGTAAGTCCTAGTGTAAGTCCTAGTGTAAGTCCTAGTTCTGGTCCTTCAAGCCCTATAAATCCAGCTTCACCTGCTGTAAGTCCTAGTTCTGTTCCTTCAACACCTATAGATCCAGCTTTAACCCCAAATACTCCTAGCTCTGGTCCTGCTGTACCTCCTACTCCTGTTACACCAAGTCCGTCATATTCACCACCTGCCCCAGAAGATTGTACCAATTGTACATGTGAATATACATATTTAAGTGATGATACTTGGGCTGTGACAGACACTTGTAGAAATAGATCTAATAATTCAGAAGAACCATGTTCCGATAATTGTGAATGTCCTGTTCCTCCTATGACAGGAGGCATTTTAGATGATTTAATGTATTTACCATGTCGTTCATATTGCAATGTGGATTGCGCATGGCAATGGGATGGAACAAGCTGGGGAGAGCCAACATTGAATTGCGGCAACGGAGATTGCAGCTGTGAGCCTCCTATTACACCCGGAACAGACCCCGGTCAATCAGGAACAAGTCATTGTTATACAAACCCAACAAATTGTTCAACTTCTTGTATCTATACATGGAGCATTGAAGATGATACTTGGCTTTTAACCACTGATTGTCAAGACAGTGTAGATTGTTATTGTGAAGAAGTAAGTTCGGAACCTCCAACAAGTTTTGAGGATATAAAAAGATATACAACGTGTCAAACTAATGGAGATACAAACGCATGTGCAGAAATTTCGCCAAATAAAGCTTGTAAATGTACATGTGAATGGAATGCTGAGGCAGCATTTTGGACATCAGATGGTGTTTGTATAAATGTATCTGAATCTGGAACCGCAGATTCATTCTGTCAATGTTGTGGAAATTGCGAAGAAGTATGTGCTGGTTTGGACGATCCTACTCCACCAAAAAGTCTTCAAGACTTTTTTGTATTTGAACCTTGTACTCCCTTAACTGATCCAACATGTGGTGTTTGTACTGGAAATTGCTATTACCGTTGTAGCGCAGTGAACACATGGACAGAAAGAGGTCTTAATGATTGTGGTGGTGCTGCTGGTTGTGCTTGCGGGGAAACACCAACTAGCCCTTGTACTCCAAATGTGACTCCAGATATTGTTACTAGTTGCTCTGCTCAAGTAACACCCTCCGCAACACCTAATGTAACACCTAATGTAACACCTAATATAGGAAATTGTGATAATTGTGTAGTGGCAGTTAGATGTGTTCCCGGTGTTCCCTCTGGTGGTGGCGATCCAACTGGTTACATTTGGGAAATAGATACAACTCAAAATGTTGCATGTCATCCTGACGGTAATCCAACTGGAGTATGTAATGGCAATTGCTCATGCCTGCTTCTAGGTACACCTTGTGGAACACCCATAGCTCCAGCTCCAAATCAAGATTGTACATGTACACCAGTCACGCCAACCGCTTTCAATTTTAGTGTTAATAATTACGCTGAAGACAACATTTACTATGCAATCAAAGATCCTGTTTTAACAAACAACAAATGTGAATGTTTAAATTTAAGTGCTGACGATGCAAGTATTTATTTTGAAAACTTAGGAATTTTTAGTACATTAAGTGAATGTTCTAAGTTTTCTAATAAAGAAAATGCATATTTATTGAAGGACAGAACTAAGCTTAGAGAAATCGAAGTTTCAATTAACACATACAATCAAGAATATGTTCAAAAGCTTTCGAAATATATTAACACAAACACAACAAAAGAGATCAATACTTTTGTAAACGAATTAGGTCAACTAAGTATTACAAGAAGTGTTCCTTCTGCGCAAAAACCTCCAAACTCAGAATCTATTAATATACCAGAAATTCAATTTATGGCTGTAACACCACAAACTAAAAATCAGTATGTTGTCACTCCAGTTATGCCAGAATTTAAGGAAATAAAAATTTTAAGCAATGATGTCGTAGTTGAAGAAATCAAAATTGATAAAATCGATATTCAAGAAAAAGAGCAAGACGTAAAATCCATTGACAATAATGCTGTAAATTTAATTAATATTTTGAAAGCTAAGACTTTGTTTAAAGACGTTGACGAAGATGAAAAAGAATCAACTCAATTTAAGGACAGAAGTTAAACTATGGAATTTTACAAAACATTTAAAGTAAATTTGTCTGAGAATAGAGATAAAAATGTAACTATTAAAATTCACAAAAATAAAAATGAATATTTTTTAACAGATGACAAAATATGGATTAGAAATTTTGCTAAGAGCAACGTAAAACCAGTTGACATTAACAATTTTTATTCTGAATCAGAAATACAACTATTGCTGATTAATGAAACGAAGAACCACGAAGTAGAAACATTTGATTTTACAAGTGAGATAAAGACGTGTAAAAAAATATTAATTATATCAGATGGTTATGGATTTAAGGATTCATCACAATGGATAGATCAATTGCCTTCAGACGTGAAAATTATTACTAATTATGGTGCATGTAGATTTTGGAATGCAAAGCGTTTACCAGATTATATGGTTATAACAAACCCGTTTGACGATGCTCTTGTTTATTTACCAGAAAGAATTTTCCCAATTTTGATTGCTAGTTCAAGAACAAACAACAATTTTGTGAAAAGATATGCTAATACAATAATAAAATACTATCCTACGCCAGACGAGAAGTATGAAAGTCCAGTTAGTCACAGTAATCCTGTCCATATTGATGAGTGTAGAAGTTCAATAGCAGCGTCAATTAACATAGCTTTTAAAATGAATTGTGAAAAATTGTGTATTGCCTATCCAATTAATGCTTATGAAAAGCAAAGACCAGCAACTGAAAAAATAGAAGATACTGAATTATTTTGCTATCCTCAACAAAAAATTTCGATGAATGTAATTGAGGGAAATATATTTTGGTACAAATTAGGAAAGACAAATGCAAATATTTGCTTTACGGGTATAAAAAATGCATTGAAGTTTGCTAACTACATTGAGCCTAACATGATAAGAAAATTCTATGAACACCAATAAAATTATTTACGATTTCAAAAAATGGTTAAAAGCACAAAATGAATTAAATGAAAATAATAAAATGGTAGGTTGTACTGTTACAACAAATTTATCTTTAAAACATTTTTGTGAAGTTGCAGATGTTCTTGACGGCAATTTAATTAAAGTTGGCAAAAATTTTATTAAAAATGGTGGTGTCATAGAACAAATTATAGAAAACCAAACTTTAATTAAATGTGGTAAGAATAAATTTTATATTAATATAAACGATGTAGTAGAAAGCTAGGGCATTAGCAAAAATGCCCTAGCTTCTTTTAAAATTATTTTTCAGTTGTCAGTTTGTCTTTCTTAGGTTCAAGTTTAATAATATCTTCTTTATTTGGTCCCTTTATAAAAGCACCAGATGCTTCTTTGACTTTATTTTCAGGTTTTGCTGAACAATGACCATCCTCAGTAGCCTTGTGATAACCAGCTTCAAAAGCTGATTCGCTTTGTTGCTCAATCTGAGATGTTCCACGATAATAACCATCATGCCAAATACGGCTATATTCGTTTTCATCAGACATCTTAATGTTATTAATTGCACTTACAATTCCATCCAATCGTCCTTGACCTCTAGCAATTTCAATATTCTGTTCACGCATGTCAGTAATCATCTTGACAAGATTGTCACGCATCTGATCATCATTAATTCGAGAACGCTCTCTTTCACATTCCATAAGGAACTCAATCCTCTTGGAGTAAGTGTGTTGATAAGCGTTTAATCCACCAAGACTCAAAGTGGCAATACCTAAAATACCAAATCCAATATACGACATAGACATTGTTGGTCCCTTCCTTGTGATAAGTCACCCATGTGAGCGAACTTATTGATAACATGAAAAAATTTCCATGTCAACTAGTGTTTCATAAAAATTTTTAACAATTCTTCCATTAAAATTTCTTTATAAATGTCAGATGGTCCTAGACTTTCTGAAAATTTATTTATACTCTCAAATGATTCGACAATTTTATCGTGATCAGAAAGAGGAGGTTCACTTTTGATTGGGTCATTCATTGATAATATCTCCAAATCTACAAACAATTATTGCATTTATCTACATGACAACAATCCAGAATTTTGCATGCAGTTTAATTTACTTATAAAAAATATTAAAGAAAAATACAATGAAATCAATCTATACTTCATTACCACAAGAGAAATAATTGAAACTCTTGAACTACCTGATAATTTTATTGATATAAATTTTTTCTCTGAAAATAAAAACAAATTTGGTTGTATTGAAAAAATTCAAGCAAACCAAAGTGGCAACCCCATTGAAGATTTTTGTAAAAAAAATAATATTGAATTATGCGTTAATAATGATTATCCAAATTCTTTAGGAAACAAAATAGCAGTTTACACACAATCTCATGATCACCATAAATCCTTAAATAACAACGACTTAGAAAAAATTAAAAAAATATTTGGTAATAATTTAGTTATGAATCCTAAAAACTTTGATGACATTGGAAGTGTTATTGGACCAGAATGTTGTCAAATTTTTCAATCTGCTTTTAGAAAAATATCAACATGTGTAATATCTAATAATGGAAACTATGTAGATTTATTTTTAAAAATGTTTCCCAGACATAAAAAATTAGAGTTGTGAATATATATAGATTAGAAAAATCTTCATACGAAGGAGTTTAATAATGAGTGTATTTAAAGTAAAATTAAATCAGGGACCACAAGGGACTTTGGATATCAATCCAGCTACTGGTCTTGAATTCACCACTTCTGTTCAGCGCACCATGTATGTTGCTGGACCAAATGGTAAAATTCGTGAAATCGCTGACGGTACAACCTTCACCGATTGCAACTACTGGAAGCGTTTTGCAGTTCCAGCTGTATCTTCTGATGATGCTTTCATCGAAGTTTTAACTGATGATGGTAGCGTTTACAGCGACATTGCTAGCGAAAATACCTATCCAGCAGTAACAAACATCACCCTTACTTCTGGTAAGACTCTTGTTTCTTCTGGCAACATTATTGACATTGCTGGCACCACTGGCAGTTTTGCTTCCTTTATGCAGCTTACCAATGCTGGCGCTCTTGCTTCTGGTAACAATGCAATTGTTCAACTTAATGGTAATTCTGGCGCTATCTTTGTCCTTGAAGCTGGTAGCACCCAAGTGTTCAACGGTGGCGATGTAGCAATAAATAGGGTTGCTATTCAGCCTCAGATGTCTGGTGCAACAGGCGTATTTGGCACATTCAACATTGAAGCTCTTTATTCTGTTGTTTCTCAATGCAACAGCTAACTTAATTCTTAAAAAATGAAATTGGGGTGGTTGTAATTTCGATTGCAACCACCCTCCTCTATTTCATGGGAAGAATTATAAAAATACGCAAAGAAAAACCAATTAATTTAAGTCATTACAACAAAATAAAAAATAAAATTTGTGTTTTTAGAACATGTGGTGGATATGGTGATATATTAGTGTCACGAATGATATTTGAAGATATCAAAAAAAAATATCCTCATTTTCATGTAACTTATGCAATTCCTGAAACATTTTTTCCAGCAGCAAAAGATCATCCATATATTGATGAAGTTATTAGTCACGAAAAAATAGATCACAATGAATATAGAGAAACATTTAACATTACACATAAGTGTCTATCATACGAGACTGCTGAAAAAAAAGATTGCAGCAAAAACAGAAGCGATATATGGGCAAATTCATTTGGTTTAGAACTAAAGAACCATAATATGCATTTGCCAAAAATGGATGAAAATAAAGAATATGTTATGGAACAATTTAAAAAACTTGGCTATAAGGATGGACAAAAAATAATTGCTTTTACACCATTTAGCGCAGTACCGGCAAGACATATTATTACAGAACATATAAGAATAATTGAAAATTTATTAAGTAAAACAGATGCGTTTTGTTTTTATTTACATAATGTTCCCGTCTTAAATACTTTGAGTTTATCTTGTATAAAAGGAAAAAATTTAACAGAAGCAATGAGTTATGTGTATTTTTCTGATCTAGTAATAACAACAGATACTGGTCATTTACATTGTGCTGGTGGATATGATAAAAAAATTCTTGGATTTTTTAATTATACGAATGGTAACATTGTAGGAAAGCATTATAAAAATCTAACTGTTGTCCAAAAAACAAAAGAAAATGATCCTAAATGGGAATGTGGACCTTGCAACGATATTGGCAGGTGTCCTTATCCTGTAATCAATCATACGATGAAATGTTTTAGAGAATTACCTGATGAAATAGTAGAATCAAAGACAATTGAGTTTCTCAATAAATTTTGCGTATAAACTATATTAACTTGTGGCACAGTTATTAAAACCAACAGAAGTCAGCGTCAAAACCGTAAATGGTGAAGTTTTATTAAACATAAAACTAGATATTAATATTAATTTAACTCAAAATAATGTTATACCTAATGTTATACCTGAAAACAAGGTTGAAAGTAAATTAGAAGAAAAGAAAAAAGAAGAACCATCTTTATGGGAAATACCCGATTTCGTTAGTGTCCCAAAAATAAAATTTGGAAGTAAGGAGCAATAAAATGAGTCTTGGATTTGATGTCGGTACGTTTTCTTTGATTTGTGCCAAAAGAAATAAGAAGGAAATTGAATTTAATAAAGGAATTAATGCATTTGTAGAAATCCCTTTAGAAAATCGGTTTTTATTTAATATGATGAAAAACTCTGGTGTTCCTTTGATTGAAAAGGACAACATGGGTTATATCCTTGGTGATTCTGCTGTAAACATGGCTTATACGTTAGCTTCTCTGGAATTAAAGCGTCCAATGTCAGAAGGATGCGTTAATCCAAAAGAAAAGAGCGCATTTGAAATCCTTCAGATTATGATTCATTCTTTGATTGGCGAAATTGATAAGGATGAACAAAAGCTTTATTATTGTGTTCCAGCAAATGCAGTTAACACAGAAACTGATGCAGATTACCATCAGAAAATCCTTCATAGTATATTCAAGAGTTACAGAAGCGAAAATGGATATAAATTGAATCCTCATCCAATTAATGAAGCATTAGCAATCATTTATGCTGAAATGGAGAAAAAGGCTTATACAGGGATTGGAATATCTTGCGGCGGCGGAATGGTAAATGTTTGTTACGCAATGTATGGCAATCCAGTGTTTCAGTTTGCTATTGTGAATTCAGGTGATTGGATTGACAAACAATCGGCTAAAGCAACTGGTGAGAGTACTACAGTTATCAATAAAGAAAAGCTTAGTGTAGATTTGTCTAAAGAGCCTAAGAACATGATTGAAAGGGCAATTGGCACCCAATATAGGATCATGATTGAAAAGACCGTCCAAGGCATCAAAAACGGGCTTGCAAGCGCAAAAACAAATGTTAGGTCTGCTGGGGCAGTTGACGTTGTTGTCGCTGGTGGGACATCATGTATCGCTGGGTTTGACATCATATTTAGAGATGCGATGAAGAGTGCTGGTTTGAATATTGAGCTTGGAGAAATTACAAGAGCAGATAATGCAACTTATACAATTGCTAAAGGTTGCCTAATTGCTGCGGAGAATTCAAATTAAATGAACAAAGAAATTAGAGACATTGGAATTGCTGCTTATCTTGTCATGCATGACTTCAAACTGCATGACAAGAAAGAAAAGAATTTTATATTTTCGATAGAACCTATAAACAGTAAAAAGTTTGAAGATCTCAAGATCAGTTATCTTTCTAGTGAGTTTCATCATTTTGATTCATGTATTATGAGTTTAAAGAAACTTGAAGAATATAATTTTAATTTAGATAGTGAGTTTTTTATCAATGATTTAGGTTGTGCTGCTTATCTTTTGATGCATAAATTCAAGCTTCTTGGTAAAAAGAACAGATATTTTTATTTCGAGATATCGAGAGAAGAAGAAATTCAATTTAGAGAAATAATGATTCAATATAGCGGAAGTGATTTCCACAGTTTTGACAGTAAACTAATGTCTTTGAAAAAGATTATTTAGACATCATTTTTTCTAGATCGTTAAGATTTTCAGGTGGTTTTTGCTTTTTTGAAACTACAACTTCTTCTTCACAAATAGCCACCAAGTGAGAAATATTTATAAAATTCATTTTTTCTCCTTGATAAGATTTGTAGAAAATTCCATCTTCATTTATTTCTGTAGGAAATCCAACAAAATAAATAAGCTGTTTATCCTCTTGCATGTTCCTTTGGTGAACAGAAGTGAAAAAACTGCAAGGCTTTCCAATAAAATGTTGTTGTAATTTTGTAACTGTAGTTCTATTATCCATGTTAACCATCCATTTGTTTTTCAGCTAATCTAATATACTGAGACAACATGTTTTTGTCAAATCTAACAAGAAATTCATTCCAATCCTTTATGTCTAATGGTGGATGAACAGATGAAACTTCACATCCAAATGACTTTAATAGTTTTGCTGAATTTTCAATAGCCATTTGTCCTGCTGAATCATTATCAAAGGCAAGACAAACTTGTTTGTTGGCAACAACGGATGCATGTTTTGTTGATATTTGCTTTCCTCCTACAGCGCATGAAATTAAATCTTGCTCTTGAATTGACATACAGTCGAATTCCCCTTCACATATGTAAATTTTTTGATTCTTCTGAAACCATGTTGGGAAAAACATTACATCAGCTTTCCCAACATCGTTTTCATCTTTTAATGGACCCAAATATCTTAAATTGCTTTCAAACAAAGCTCTGCCATTGTAATAAATCCAATTGTTATTTCTGTCGTAATAAGGAATTACCAATCTGTTTTTCATTCTTCCTTCAATGCCAACATAGAAAGCATTTAAATCAATTTTTCTTGATAATAAGTAATCTTTTGCTTTTTTGTAAAGCCAAGGTGGAGCTTCGTTCAATGGAACAACGCCATTAGGCTTTTGTATTACTTTGAATTCTTCTTTGATCAATGAGTTAACATCAATACTATGATCTTCCAGTTCAAATTTTTCAAAAAATTTATTTTGTTTAATACCAAGTGTTTGTAATGCATCCTCGTAACTGCAATTATCTATTTTCATTACTAATGCTAGCACAGTTCCTTTGTTATTACTTTTAAAACAGTTGTAGAGACCTTTCCAAAATTTTTTTATATTGCAATAAAGATGATGTTTTGTATCTTCACAAAAAGGGGAGTTAAATCTTATCTGATCACCGTTGATAACAGGCTGACCTATTTTTTGGTTAGCCCATTTAATAAAAATTTCGTGATCAATCATGGATTTAAACCTTTTATGCTATATTAGTTAAGTGAGCTTTTAAGTCAAGGTGTTCATTGAAAATCAAACATATTTCAATTTCTCGGTCAGGTGTTTGGCATGAATGCCAAGTAAAATATCGTTATAAATATCATTTGGAAGTGATATCAAATAAACCAGAACCTCCATATTTTGCTTATGGAAAGCTTGTGCATAAAGCAGCAGAGATTTATGTAAAAGAAAAAGGCATAAAAAATATTCATGAAATTGCTTCTGGATTGCTTAGTGGAAACATTAATGAGGAATTTAAAAATTTAAAGTTAAATCAAGAGTATAAAAGAAAACTACCAGTTCACTTAGACAATATTGAAAAGATTACGTCAAAGATTGGATTTGAAGGTTTGCTTGAGCAAGAAATAAAGTTAGACTTATTGCCACCTAATGAAAAGCTTCTTCTTGGATATGTCGATAGAATAGTATTCAATGAAGATAAAACAATGATACTTGATTATAAAACAACAAAAGCTGGTTTCTACCAGAAAGACAACAACACAATTAAGCAAGATTTACAACTAAGAACATATGCTTATTATGTGTGCAAAGAATTCAAACTAGATCCTAGCAAAGTTTTTTGTTGTTTATATTACCTTGAAAATAAAAAATTAGTTTGCACAAATTATACTGAAGCTCAAATGCAAGATGCTATTGATTTTTTAACAAAAGATTATAATCTAATTGAATCAATTGATGAAAGCTCGGCTAAACCCAATGTGGGCAATCATTGTAAAAGATGCGACTACCATGATGTGTGCCCTTATGGAAGGAGTGTATAGTAAACACTATGAACGACATTTACAATCACATGATTTTCTTATCTGAAGATGCTCGAAATGATCTACATGAAGGCAGGGAAGTTGAAGGTGAAGGTTTTACTACAATTATAAATCAAAACAAAAAAAACTTAGATTTTTCTTTTGTTCAGGAATTAGCAACAAGATACAGAGTAAACTCCAATTCAAGAAAAAGCGAAGTTATTGTTAAAAACAAACAGTTTGAAAATTCGATAAAAGACAGTTATATTACAATTAATTTTAATCCACAAAAACTTAAAATAGACATTGAAGATATTCTGAATACTGACAATGATGGAAAAGAAAAATTAACATTTTTCATACTTGATAAAAGTAATTCGCATTACATATGCATTGCTGATATAAGCTTATTAATGAATAATTATGTTTTTATGGATGAGATTAGCAATTTTTTAGAGCCAAAGAAAATCTAACGCTAATTGTTTCTCCGGCAGAGATAATAATAGGAGAAGCCAATACAGCTGTGCTATAAAGATTTCCTGATGTTCCAGAACTTGCATCTGTCAGAAACAGATTGATTACTGGACCCCAAGATCCAACTACAGCAGCAAATATAATTACATTGCTTCTTGCCTGATAAACACCACCATTGTTTACAATAGAGAATCCTGTAACAGAACTAGCTGGTTGTCGGCTATAACCGTTCCCGGATGGTTCTCCTGACAAGTTTGCCAATGTCTGATTAGATGAGATTGTAGCTCTATTATCAAGCCCAAGATAATAATTAGAAGGTATATATGTGTTGTTCGTAGGACCACCTAAAAACACCGCTGATAAGATTCTTTCTTCACCTTGGGCGTGAAGAATGTTATAGATATTTTCTTCTTTATAGATTACTTTTCCATCATGATCTTTTTGAATGATTTCATCAATTTTCATGATTCCTTGCCAATTTTTCATTTTAATCTCCATGGAAATGACTTAAATTAATTTTTTCTTTCAAATCTTTTCTGATTACATCGTTAGTTATTTTGTTGTCAATTTGATTATTTATAAACATGCTCATGGGGTCAATATAATTTGTTGGTATTTTACCTTTGTGAGTATAACTATTATCTTGTTTTACTTTGAATACATAATACATTTCTGTTTTGAAGGTAAAATAGCAAAAAGAACATCCTAGCCTATGCTTGTTTGCAATATGCTTATAATCTGATTTACAGATAGGACATACTTTTGTCAAGATATGATTCTCCCTTTTATTTTAAATTGAAAGTTTAGTGCTCCACTTTTAGATGTTCCTGCCGGAACTACTCTTTTGAGCCAAATTGGGATACCTTCATTAGGTTTTAAACTTGCTAAATATATTGGATTAATAGGGGTAATAAGATCAAAAGTAATATTTTCTGGTTCTGATAAAATACTTTGTGTTTTTGGTACAATAATATTTATTGGTGATCCATCTTGAATTTTGTTAATAAAGAATTCAGTAGACGGAGACAGATTGTTTGAAACAAGTGAAATTAAAGGATGATATTTAAATCCAGAATCTGATTCAAAATTTATAAGAATATTATAGTAACCTGTTTTAGCTTCAGTTGTTACAATTACACCAAGCAATCCCAAGTCAATCAACTGTTGTTGAAAATTCAAAGCTAATTGTTGTGTATTAGAAGAAAATTCTACTGTAAAATCATCACCATCATAATTGAGAACCAAGTTGCCGCTTATTGGAGAACCGCTTAATGTTATTTTTTGAATATCGTTCTTTTTATCTAATCCTATATAACAAACAGCTGAACTGGAATTTTGATTGTAAACAGAAAAATCATACAATGATTCAGTGTCACTTTGATTGAAGATATAGAAACATCTATAATCAGTTATGCCTGACTTCAATTGTTCATCTGTTAACGAATTGAAAAGACCTTGAGATATTTCACCAATTTCAATAACTGAAGGATTTCCACCAATACTTTGAAATGGATCATAGTTACCTTGACCACCACTAAAAACAAAAACTATATCACTTGTTGTAAGCATTGAATTATCACCGTTTATATTTAATATATAGTAAATTAAGCTTTTAACTTGAATAATTTGTTTAACAATTCTAATTTAATTTGTCACACCAAGGAGCATCCAGTGCAAATCGGATCAGATGTCGAATGCTTTCTGCGTGATTCATCTAATCAGATTGTTAATGCTGCAAAGCATATTAAACAATCAAAGCACGATCCTTACAAAAAGCAAAAAATAAAAATTTATTATGATAACATTTTGGCAGAATTTAATATTCCTCCATGTGATAATGGCAAAGATTTTGTAGCAAACATTACAAATGGATTGTATCTTCTAGAAAAGTTGGCTGCTCCTTGTAAATTAAATTTCACTGCTGCGTCAATTATTGACTTATCAATAACAAAAGATGAAAATGCTAGTGAAAACGGATGTAACGATGAAACAAATGCTTATACTTTAGAATTTAACAAAGATATTGAAAATTTTATAAAGAATAGTAGATTTAGAACATGTGGCGGTCATATTCACATCGGAATAGATGTTAACGATAAAAACTTACAAGATCCCGTTGTAAAGCCTTTGTTTGTTTATATGCTTGATTTATTCTTAGGAATACCAAGCGTAGTTTTAGACAAAGATATGACGCAAGCCAACAGAAGACAGGCATTTGGGAAAGCTGGAGCATATCGTTCTAAAATTTATGGGATTGAATATCGAGTATTAAGTTCTTGGTGGGTTACTAAACCTGAGTATATTGCTTTAATATACAATATTGTCGAATTTGTCTATTATGCAATGCAAGATAAAATATGGGAAAAGTTTTGGTCTATAAATGAAGTGGATGAAAAAATTTCATACAATTGTTTTGGATACGATGATATGGTAATCAGAAATACCATAAATAATTGTGATAGGGCAAAAGCTTCTAAACTATTAAATTTTATTTATAATTTTATGCCAAACGAACTAGTCAAACAAATTGTTGACATAATAAACATCTAATCATAAAATAATTAAACCCCTGATACTAACTGCATCAGGGGTTTAATTGAATTTTTATTTCATTCACTTCTTAGGTGAATTTTTCCAAGACTTTTTGCTAGTCATGCATCTTGATTTCTTAGGCATTACCTTCATTTCTGTAGAATTGCAGTTACATTTCTTCGCTGGCTTTTTACTTACGGTCTTTTTGCCTTTTTTCTTTACAGGAACCTTCTTGCCCTTCTTGCTTGGAGTTTTATCTAAAACTTTTTTACCCTTTTTCTTTGCTTTTATGTACTTAACAAACTGTGGCGGAATAGCACCTTCGTTAAGAATATCGCCATTCAATCTGCTGTTAATACGAGGATTAATGATTGAGTTAACGCTTTCAAGCCATTCCTGAAAATCGGGAGTGCTATCAAAAGTGCTAGTACTTTCTGCCTTCATGTATGAGCCACAATAACCACATTTTTTAGCAACAACCATTTTGCCATGATCGTGAGGACTGTCTTCGTCTCCATCTTCAACAACTTCTACTTCGCCAGTCTCATCTTGCATGTCTACTTCATCTTCCATGTCATCTTCATCTTCTTCATCTTCTTCGTCATCTTCTTCGTGGTGATGATGACCTTCATGATCATCTTCTTCATCTTCCATGTCTTCTTCATCTTCGTCTTCATCTTCCATGTCTTCTTCATCTTCCATGTCTTCTTCATCTTCGTCTTCGTCTTCATCTTCCATGTCTACATCTACGTCTTCATCTTCGTCTTCATCTTCTTCTTCCATATCTTCTTCATCTTCCATATCTTCTTCATCTTCATCTTCCATGTCTTCATCTTCCATCTTCTCATGAAGAGGAGTGTAAGCCAAAAGTCCTTTTGGAGATGTTACTCTCATTGGGTTAGACATCATAAAGCTTTCATTGAGCTTTTTCCATTTTTCATAATTTAGCATGTTTATTCTCCAAAAAACTTGATTTTGTGTATATACTTATTCAAATCATTTTTCCTAAAGATTTTCTTATAGATTCTCTTCTTTTCTTCTCAATTTCAAGACGATTTCTATCCATCCCGACAGGAGTAGTTTGTTCAGTTTGTATTTGTGGTTGATTATTGCCAGCAGATCGAACTATATTTTGTCTAATAGCTGGCTTAGCACCGTTCACGTTTCTTTGAGGTAAATTACCTTTTTTTCCGCATCCGCAAGCCATAAGTCCTCCTGAAAAACCAGTGTAATTTAAATGATTTTCTCAACCTCTCTATCATATTTTTTAATACAATTTCTCTGGAGACTCGTTTCTTGTTTCATTCAAAATATTTATTAATTTATTCCTCGATTTTAGAAATTGATCAAATTTCATTACACCTCATTTAACTATTATATATATGAAAGTGAATATTTTTATGGAACAAAATACAGAAATTAATTTAGAAGAAACAAAAAAAAACCTTGATGATAAGTTGAAAGAATTATTGAAATATAAAAATTTCATAATTGCCGATACGATATTAGAACAAGCTGTTAAAGTTTTTGATGAACATAAATATCACCAATTGCTTACAATAATAAAACAAAAACTAGGCAAAATAGCAGAAAATGACAAGTTATTCCCTGAAATTTGTGAAAGATACAACAATCCTGATGATTGGAACAATTATTCAATTCATTTGAAAGATAAAAGAAAATTTGTTGAAGCTATAATAGCAGCTCAAAAAGCTATTATTATTAATGATAAAAAAGCAGCTTATTACTGCAATCAAGCATTACCATTAACTCAAATCAATAAACATGATATAGCTATTAAAAAACTTAATAAAGCCATAGAACTTGATCCGAATCAATGGTATTACCATGCAAACAAAGCTTGTTGTTTAGCTGATATTGGAAGATATCAGGAGTCAGAAATAAGTTTTAAATTAGCTTTAAAGCATGAAGAATGTCATAAAGATGTAGAGGTAGATTATTTTTATTCTTTAGCTTTTCAAAAAAAATATGATTTAGCATGGAGTCACTATGAAGCAAGATACAAGTGTTATTCTAATTTGATAAAATACATGGAGATTAACAAGCTTCAAAAACCAGAAAAATTAAATAAGGATATGGATTTTTGTGTTTTCATGGAACAAGGGATCGGTGATAATTTAATGTTTTTAAGATTTGTTCAGGAATTTCAAAACGAATATAAAAATTCTTATTTTGTTGCCAATGAAAATTTTCAATTGATTTGTAAAAATTTGAGAGTAGAAAAAGAAATAAAACCAACAACAAAGTATGGAATATCACTTTTAAGCTTACCTTATCACATGGGAATAAAAGAAATTCCAAAACCTTACAAACTTGGCAATTACTCATATAAAAAAACAATAAAAAGAATTGGAATTGTTTGGGCAGGAAATGCGTCACACCCAATGGATTATCAAAGAAGTTGTTATGCAGAAGATTTCTTAAGTCAAATAGATTTAGACAAATATGAAGTTTATTCTTTTCAAAAAGATAAACGACCAAGAAAATATTCTTATTCAGACAATATTGTTGACTATTCAAATAATTTAGAAAAATACAAAATTATTGATTTGTCAGATAAACTGGAATCAATTGAAGATACAGTTGGATGGCTAGAAAAAATGGATTATTTTATTGGAATAGATAGTTTACCAATTCATATCGCAGGATCTGTAGGCATACCCAGCACTGTAATTGTAAGCGATAAACCTGATTGGCGTTGGGGTAAGACAGAATCTTGTTCAGAATGGTATCCCAATATTAAGATATGTAGAAAAGACAAAACTCGATCATTTAAAAATGTGATCGAGTCTTGTCTTTCTGATTTAAAGGCAATTTCAGGCTGACACGCCCGTAACCGGACAAACACCACTTGTTGGCATAAAAGTTGAAACTTTCTTAGACTTAGGACTCTTAGCCGAAGAAAGTGTGCCAAGATCAAAAATAGGCAAACGCTTTAAAGCGTTTGCTCGATCTCGACATGCCTTAGTAAGAGCAGAACGAGTAGTGAAAACAGTTCCACCATCACTGCGAAGAACCTTAGTAGCCTTAAATCCCGAAATTTCTGCTGTTGCTTCATAGACTTCGTTTGCGCCATCAAGCTTAGTGATAATCTTGTAGCGAATGCTGTTAGCGGGTAGAGTTGTCTTACTCTTAACAGCAGTCTTAACAGAAGCCTTAGCAATAGACTTAACAATCTTCTTATTTACCGTGGTCATTATTCTCTCCTTCACATGCACCTAGCGTCCAATTAGGACGCAATAGTAACACCATTAAATTAGTATTATTCGCTAATTATGTCAAATAAAAATTCGTTCTCTTGATAAGAAACTTGAAAAATTTAATGCATCATTGGAAAAGTCAGAAACAACCATGTTAACAGAAATATATTTTTTTTTGTTTACAAACATGTGTTTATATTTATCGATACTGTTCTTTATGCACATCTTATTACTAAATTCTATTTTTTTATAAAAATCAAAAAGTTCTAAAACTTTATTATACAAAATACTTGTTTCTATATCGTTATACACATACCATATCATGTTGTTGTAATTATATTCTAAGAAATTATTTCTTATTCCAAATTTCATTTGCTCATATTCCAATGACTCTAAATCATTTTTAGAAATTCCTATTTTGTAAAAAAAATAAAAACATGGTTTAAAAGTAAACACTTTTATTTGCTTAAATTGATCTATTTTTTTTGAGCAATAAATACAAAAATTATTCTGATTGTTAATTTCGTCCATATTACAAAATGTTTTACATATTGGGCATATTGTTATCTTTTCAACACCTAAGTTTTCTTCAACTTCTTGAATAGTTGTACATGTCAATTGTAGTGTTTTTTTAAGCATGTTTTATATAAAAATGAAGCGATCTATCTAAATAAGAATAAGGGAATTTTTTTTTGGAGCAAATAAATGAAAACATTTACAAATTGGGCTAGTGACAACAATCTCAGGATTCCAACTGTTAACGAAAATGCTAAGCGTGGTGGTATCGCTCCTTATGCTTATCCAAGCCTTTATGCACGAGGTCAGTACACAGACGGTTACTTCTACCCAACTGCCGCTGACGCAGCATTTAAACTACAAGCTACCAAGATTGCGAGAGGTGGTCCTAAAGAACTAGGGGCATAATAATGAAATTTATTGAATATATAGAAAAGAGAGATTCAGATCTTTTTGAATCAATAAGAAGAACAGGGATAGCCCATTGGGCTTATCCCGATGCCTATATTCGTTCTCATTATCCTGCTGGTTATTTTATGCCTACAGCTGCTGACGCTTTATTTAAGATGGGTCCAAAAGTTGATGATAGAAAAGTAGATCATGGTCAATTCAAATACACTCATCATGAAAGAATGGCTTAAAATTTAAGGTGAAGGATTTAATTTTTTATTTAAAAGCTTTTTTCTTTCTTCTTCAATAACCGATCCTTGTTTTTTTGGAATAATGTCAAGATTGTTGTGATAATATCCCCAAAATTCACTATTTGATGGATTTTGGATAACTAATCCTGTTTTGTTGTATTTAAAAATTAATTCTTCTATTTTTTTGTCTGGAATATTTGTTTCTTTAGATATTGCGGAAACACTGCGCCAATTTTTATATTTCTTATTTCTTGTTAAGCTAATGAAAAATTTCTTCTCTTCTTCGCCTTCTAAAGTTCCTTGCGGATAAATTTCGTACCATTCAGGCATTTTATTTTTGCTATTCATGACTATTATATAGTTATGAACAATCCAGAACTGCATATTTTTGAAAATCATCATGACTATGATTTGATGCTTCCCAAGCCTGCTCACAAAGGCTTAACAATTATAAAGCCAAGAGCAAAATTTGCTGCTGACAAAAGTTTTCAAGAATATGTCAAGGTTGGAATGCTTAGGTATATTGGTCCTCATGTAAGAAAAGAGGTTATTGTGGAAAGTAAATTAATTCTTGATCAACCACCTGTTATTACAAATGAAGGTAAAGTGGAACATGTTACTGTTGGTAAGAAGAAGCTTCTAAACGAAAATGAGGGTGAAGGTGCAGAACCAATCCTCCTTGTCGAAAGTCCAGCTTCTGGAATTAAAATTGTTACTGATTAATTCTTAATTTTTTGAAACTAGGCACGAAACGATCTTTTTTGTCTTCCAAATTTTTCATTATGTCCCGCAATTTGTGGGACAAAATTTTTGCATTTATAGGATTTTCAAGAACATTTGTTTCTTCAACAGAAACAGTTTTATTAAGTTTATTGTAAAAACCTTTTGAAATAGTGAAATGGTCTTTTCCTTCGTTATAAGAAATCATCCCCACCCATTCACCATCATCCCAATTTCTAGAAGCAACAATTAATCTTAACGGATTTTCTGAAAACACTAATTTTACATGATAATTCATTTTCTTCATAGCGGCGCTAATATAACCAAGCATAATCTTTGCGTAAGAAATTAAACAATCATCTTTAGTCGTATCAAAATTGACTTCAACAGAATATCTTGAATTCTGTGATCCTTCATCAAATTTTTGATTTTTATTATTCATTTTTTTATCCCATAGAAATATAAGGAATATCTCCATACCTGTTAATCAATCTTTCTTCCCAATCTTTTTTCTCTTGGATTCCTTCAGTTATCAAATCCTTACCATCAAGTTGCACACCACCTTGAGCACCGGGTAAAGTAGTATACTTGCTTCTGATTCGACCAAGCATAATCTTTGCGTGAGCTAAAGCGCCTTCTTGCATTGCTTGGTTCACACGCTGCCAATCCTTGTTCTTTTGTATATAATGAACAATAACCGCAACTGGACTTCTTGGAATTGGATAAAGTTTGATATTTTGATAATCGCCTAACCATTCCCAACCACCTAAATTACTAGCACTTCGAGCATAAGTTCTTTCGTATTCTTTATAAAGACTCCATTCCCCAACACGACCCCAAATAGGTGTCACAGAGTCAATCATGCCACCTGTAATTGATGCGTATGCGCCACCGGGATAAAAATATTCAATAGGTATTGCCCCACCAAGATCAGACGAACTAAAACTAAATGTTGCCATTTGTTTGTAAAATACATTTCTAACAAAACCAACATCAGGTGGTAATGTATAAATACTTTTACCGGGAACAGAATTAAACACATGATATTGAAAAAATTCTCTTGGTGCATAATCTTCGTAAATTTGCATGGATAAATCAACAGCTGCATCTAATTGCTGACTATCAAGTTCAATAGTAACAACAGGCGCACCCAACATTAAAAGGATATAATCTCTTAATTGTGACTTAACTTTTGTCCTATTTGGTCTAGGACTCAATTCTCCAATATCTAAAGGATCAGAAACGCCAAGATTAAAATTATTTGTACTACAATTTTGCGACTCAGCAGTTGGTCGCTTAAAGTACATCGTATTTGAAGCACAAGAATTTCCCATGTTGATATATATAAAGAAAGAATAAAATTGAGGAAAATGTATGAAACTTTTTAGTGAATACTTTGCTGGACATATTAATCATGACTTTCATTTATTTGGCGATGATGATATGAAATTCCTTAAACAATTCCCAGCAAGACTGTGGGAAAAGGCTATTGCTCAGCGTTATTGCGTTGATTTACCAACCGCTTTGTTAAAAAGAGAAGAAGCAAGAAGCAGACCTTTAGAAGGACTAAAAAACCCAAAAGGTAATCCTGTCCAATTAAATTATTATGACCTAATAAGATTCAGACAAGATATCATATTAGGCAATCTTGACCATCCTACAGGTGATACGGAAGAAGAAACAGTGAGAATTCAAGATAGTGCTTATGATAATGCAAAAAATGCTGTCGATATGTTTTTATCCGAAAGACCAGATGGTGGTGGTGCATGGATGAATATAACATACGGAAGGACTCTGTATACTTTTGCAAGAAGGCATAGACATAGCACTAATGAAGACAGTCATACAATAAGAAATAATTATATTGCAGAATTAGTTACAAGAATTGAAGGACCAAAAGGATCAAGTGACAGAGGATTTGACTTAAGCTCAATTAGTAATTTTGATCCTAGTATTCCAGATGATCAACAAGATGGTAGTTGGTATACAAATGGTTTTACTTGTCCTGAAAAAGATCAAATTATAGAAAATTTGCAAAAATGGGTTGGTTTTTCAGCACAATCACTATTAAACGAACCAAGATCTATTGCAGATCAAGAAGCACATAGAATAAGACCAAGAACACGTTATTTGGCTGGTAGGGAGGCTGTTGACTTAGCAGACAAAGTAATTTATAAACCAGCTTTAACAAATTATTACAAAGCTTATATCAACCGTCTAGAAAAAATGCTAGAAACAGAAGAAGGTATTGATCAAGCAAGTTTTAATTTTTTAAGAAATAAATTTAATTTAATGATTGAAACTCCAACAGGAACTGCCTATGCTTACCGATTCGCAATGTCAGGCAGATTTCCTGATGCTTTACAAAGAGTAATAGGAAATGAAGATGCTCATAATTTTACTGATGACCAATTAGAACAATTAATAACTATATGTTCAAATGTTCATAATCCTCTTGAAAGAGAATTGTCTACATCATTAGCCGACATAGATCTTCTTAGTTATAAAATTGAAGGATATCATGGTAACGTAATTGATCCAGAAAAAGGAACAGAATTAACACATCCAAGTGAGCCAAATATTGACATAGAAGGGGATGTTATTCCAGAACTTCATAGTGGAAAAATTTTATTTAATATTGATGTTGCTAAAGCCAAATTAAGAGAAAAAATTGATGCTGCAAAAAAAGAAAATAACCCACAAATGGTTAGAACTTTAAGAGACCTTATTGCAAGGCTAGACAGAGAAAACGCAGTTGGACATCATTATAATGTTAGAGAAATTGCAGAAAAAGGTAAAAAAGGCAAAAAAAGGAAAAAAATATTTTATCAATTTTCAAATAGAGAATCTATTCCAGAAGAATTAGACAAAAGAGGTTTAACCATTGCTGGCGGTGTTCATCCTAATAGTAACTTTCAATTAGATGTTGGTGCAAGGTTAACTAACTTGAATAACAGTTTAAACCAATTAATGAGTTATTTAAATAATCGACAAAATCATTTTGATGCATTTGTAAAAAGTTATATAAAAGGTAATTATAGAGGACCATATAACATAATATTTAAAACATTTGTCAATAATAATCAAGTAGTAACACATCCTCAAGCATATGAATTATTCAAAAAACTTATTAGAGACAAAGCATTAAGAAATATAGGAAAATTTGATATAGAAGAAGCAAATGAAGCAGAAACTTATAACATAATAGAAAGAACTTTAAGATTTTTGATTATGGATATATGTGATAGGCTTTCAGAGAAAAATTTGGGTTCATCAGGTACAAAAAAAACAAGAATTGGTCAGGCATCAAATGTAAATGCTGTCATGCAAAGAATGCAAGAAGCAATAAACGATACAATGAGAGGTTAAAAAGAAGGAGTGTTTCTAGCGATTACACAAACAACTTTGTAACCACCGGGAACACTTTCAATTTCTTTTATTTCCCACCATCTTTTTGAGTCATCTTGTGGATAAAGAACAGAACCAACTGTTAGTTTGTCTAGCATTGTCCAAAAAATAAACGTAAAATCATTTAAAGACAAAACAATTGATTCAAATGTAAATTTTTCAACAAATTTCGTTTTAACAGCTACGTCACCATAAAGACTATCTTTTTTTTCTTCCATTTTTGCTAAAGCACAATGTATAATTGTTTTTTCAAAATCTTCATATTCATTTTTTGTTTTTTGAATAAATTTTGAATTTTCAGGAATAACAAGTTTTTTTTGATTGTTTTTTTCTGAAAGTTTAATTTCTGGCTTTTCTTCAATGATTTTTGGCTGTTCAGGAGGTTTTGATTCTTTCCTAGATCCTAATACAACATGCGGAATATTAGATTCTATTTTAAAGTTGGATAAATTTTTCAAATTATGAGTCGTAAATGCGCCCCAATTGTCTTGGGTAAACATTAAAATGTTTGGTCCAGTCAATTTATAAACACTTCCATCTTTTTTGTACACTGCCATGACTATATATTATTAGTAAATAGAAGGAGAATTTTATGGCTCTCGTAATACCAAATGTTAGCGAAGTTACCATTTTGAATAACATGCTTAATATAGCTACTCCCACAAATACAATTTTACATCTTTATTCAAATAATTTAACACCAAGTTCCAATACTACAGTTGGAGATATTACTGAAGTGACATCAACAGGCTATTCTGCCATAACTCTTACTTCTTCAAGTTGGAGCGTTTCAACATCAGTTGGCGGAATTACTACAGCTAGTTATCCTGAACAAACATTCAATATGTCAACAAGTGCTACAATTTATGGATATTATGTAACAAACATAGCTGGTGGATTGCTTTGGTTAGAAAGATTTACTGCTGCTCCTTTCCAACTACCCAGTAGTGGCGGTCAAGTTCTTATCACATCTCAAATTTCTCTTAACAGTTGTGCTTAAAGGATTATATTATGACAATATACAAACCTGATGGTAAACCGTTTTGTCCGACAGGAAGCTTGCAGCAATTTGATGACCAGAATCCTGCAAGAGATTTATTTAATATTTACGATGAAGAAACGATTAGACTTGGTGGCTCTCCTTTATTTTACTTTGAATTATTTATTGACATAAACAACGTAGATCCTTTGTATCTTGAGTCAAGAGCAAAGATTTACAGTCAAAATCCAATACAATTATGGTGCGTTTACGAACCAGTTCCATCACAAAATATGCAAACTGCATTTGGTATTGATTCTCCAGATGAAATGACATTTGAATTAAATTATCGTGCAGTTTTGAAAGAAATTGGACATCCACCTAAGATTGGAAGTAGAGTTAAAACTCCATTTCTTAATGAAGATTGGATCATTATTGAACGAAAATTAGGCGAGTTTAAACTATATAATGCATTGAGAATACAATTAGTTTGCCAAAGATTCCAAGAAGATACTGTTAGTGGAAGTTCTGTTGGCAAAACTGAAGATGCTGATTTTAAAATTGTTTAAGATTTCATATTGATATAGGAGCAAAAATGAAGACTTTTTTCGAAATGTACGACATTATGAAGATGAAGAGAAATAAGATTATGCAAGAACAAGGCAACATGGGTGGCGGTGGCATGGGCGGCAACATGGGTGGCGGCATGGGCGGCGGCATGGGCGGCAACATGGGTGGAGGCATGGGCGGTGGTAACATGGGCGGCAACATGGGTGGCGGCAACATGGGTGGCGGCAACATGGGTGGCGGCAATATGGGTGGCGGCAACATGGGTGGTGGCAATTTTAATGCTAATTCTCAAATTCCTCAAGATCAGATGGGGAATTTTGATGCTCAAATGGGCGATGGTTCTAATCCTGCCGATACAGATGAATCAAATGTTGCTCCAAGCGAAGGTGGAGCAGATGAAGAAACAATTAAAAAATGTTTGCAAACTCTTAAAGATCAAGTTGAAAATTTTAAATCCGCAGATGAAGACAAAGGTCAGCAAATTGAGGACTTGATAAAGCAACTTGAAGACTTGATAAACAGCGTTATGGGTAATGATGAAGATGAGAATGAAGACGAGGATGAGGATAAAGAAGAGGAAGATGAAAAGGGAGAAGGAAATAAAGGTAAAGAAAAATCGTCAAATGCAGGAGAAATGGGTGGTCCACCTATGGGAGGCATGGAAAACATGAGTGGGGACCAAGGCGGCGGTAATCAGAGCGGTGGAGACATGGGTGGTGGCTTTGGCGGCGGCATGGGTGGCGGTGGCATGGGCGGCGGCATGGGCGGCAGCGGTCAGGGTGGTGGCATGGGAGGTAGTGGCATGGGAGGCGGCTACTAAGGTTTGCGTTTATTTAATTTATTATAATTTACCAATTTATATCGTAGCTTGCCTTTAACCACGGGGCAAGCTACAAGTTTTTCTAGAAATTCATCAACACCTGCAATTCCTTTTTTCTCAAAAATAGTTTTTAATTGCTTATATTTGTCATCAAACTCTTGATTCAAACTATCTTTCCACACATGTTTAGCAACTTTTCTTCTATTGTTGAATATAATATCATTCCTTTTTTCTCTTGATTTTTTAATTTCAGCAGGCATTTCGTCAATTTCATAATTTACTTTTTTGGGTAAAATGAAAATTTGTGCATAAGGTTTTCCTTTTTGAAAAATTTGCTGTTGACCTTCAAGAGGTGCTTTAAATACTACAAAGAAAATACTACTCCAAAATTCCCCTTGGATATGACCGGGAACAGCGCATGGTGTTTGCCAAGTTGGGTCTGTATAAAAACTTGGATGTGGTTCTATTCTGACGATATGTCCCGGTGGAGGCATGATGTCAAGACTTGACGTAAAGCCGTAATGTCCTTCAGCAAATGTACCAAAAGGTGGAATGGTTGAATATTTTACATTTAATTTTTCTTTAGACCAATCACCTTCAAATATTAATTTTCCTTTTACATTTTTAACAATTGTTGTTGTGTTGAAGTGATATACTAATTCTAGACCATAGGTACTTCCATCTATAAATGGCAAGCAATGAAATGGTTGAGCTTTACTTCCATTGGTATGATCGTTTGTTTCCCCAGCAAAACCGGGGATTTCAATCTTGATTTTACGAGGAGCAATACTAGTCCCGTAAGTGCGATACATAACTTTGGTTTTATTTTCCATAACTTATTACAGTGAAAATTAAAACAAATAAGACTAAATAATTCTATGCCAAACACAGCGCAAAATATGAATCACCAAGAAAAACAAATTAATCCTTGTCCAGATTCAAGTTTATTAAATATTTCCAATAATATTGATCCACCTCCGGGCATGAATTGCCACATGGAACCTGATAATCAAAATAATGTTAATAATAATGGTGCTTCTGACTGGTTACAAGATAATTTTATCAACAATCTTGGCAATGGATCAGCCAATAACTGTGATCCAATGCAAGCCGGAAAAATAGTTAATGAGCCAGCTAGTCAGTTAAACGAAAATACAATTTATCGATATTCAAAGGCATTAAGAGGCACCGACGAAGGTGTCATGGATCTTTTTAGAAATATTGTTGTAATTGATGAAGATGGAAAAGCAGTTCAAGTTCCAATAATTTGGGCAACACAAGAAAGAGCTGTTGCTGCAATTCTGCAAAAAAATGTTCGCAAAGATGAAACACTTGTTGTTGACAGAATTATATTGCCCATGATGGCAATTAGCTCAACTGGTTATGAATTTGATACTAAGAGATATACTTATCATCAAGCAATGAGTTATGTGGATGCTTATACAGGCAGAGAGCCTGATAAATCAGAAAAATTTTCGAACAGGTCTACATTGTTTGGGATTGGCAGAGGGATACCTATTAATATTTCTTATACAATGTATGTTTGGACAATGCAATTAGAAGATATGAATCAAATATTTGAACAAATAGTTACAAAATTCAGTTTAGTAGCGTACATAAAAGTAAGAGGAGTTTTGCAGGAAGTGATTGTTAAATTGGATTCTATTGCTAGTAACCTTAATACTGAACCGGGCGATGCGGCTCAAAGAGTAATAAAGTTCCAATTTGGCTTAACAGCAGAAACATTCGTTCCTATGCCAGCAAAAATATATGATTCTTTGATCAAAGTTGTAAAAACAGATTTGGTAAATTCTGTAGATGAAGATAAAATTACCAAAGTAATAGCTAAAATTGAGGAAATGGCACCACGATTATGATAGAAATAACAAACATTTGCAAGCATCCAGTTCAACTTGTTATAAAGAGCAAGAAAAAAATAAATTCTTTTACAACTTTAAATATTCCGGGTATCGGATGTAAAAAAAATATTTATAATTTAGAAGATGAAAGGTCTACTGCATATATAGAAAGAGTAGAAAAAATGGGTCTTATCAAGACTAGATATGTACCAAATAATATTTTGACTGAGGGAGAAAAGTAAAATGGCAACTTTACGAGGCTTTCCTGCAAGCAACACAATTAGCCCTTCTGTGAGAATCACAGAAAACGACTTCACTTTTGTTAGCCCAACCACAAGCTTTCATAAGGTCGGTTTAATTGGGTTTGCTAGCAAGGGTCCGATCAACACACCAACAAGTGTAAGAACTTTGACTGATCTTGTTACCAAATTTGGTAATCCACATCCTGACACAAGTGATCCTTATTTGATCTATGCTGCACAGCAAGTTCTTAGGGTTTCGAGTGAGGTTGTAATTACCAGAGTAGCGGACACAGATCCAACTAGTAATACTCAAGCAAATTCTGCTTCAGTTTTAGTTCCATCTACTGGTGGACTTGTTGATATTATCGGTTCAAGCACTGGAACTCCTAGTATCACACCAGTTGCTGGAGGAACTTTTGAGTTTGTCGAAGATGGTTATTTTAGTTGGAAACTAAATAATATTCTTGCAAGCAAAATTCTTATTGTTCCTAAGAATGATCCAACAACAAATCCAGATTATCCAACAGATTATACACTTGAAGAACTTGTGGATTATCTAAACTCTCAGCTTAATCCATCGATTGATGGAATTCAATTTGTAGCAACAACAAGCGAAACTTTAGGAGTTAAGTCTACTTGGGCTTACGGCGTAGGAGCTTCTATTGAATTAGTCTCCCACCAGAATTCGATATACGGTGGAATAAACAGTATTGTTGGTCTTGGCACTAGCATGACCCAAGCAGAATTAACTGGCTCTACAAATCGTTATCCATCTTCAGGTTCTGCTGGCAGCTGGGATTTTGATACATTAGATCCAACTGATTTGGCTAACGCTTTGCAAGTAGTTGTAACAGGAACAGGAAATGTTAATATCGATGATGTTGTTCAAATTATCGATCTATCAGTTCTAAACAATGGTCCTTATACAACAGCCGAAGTTGTTGATGAAATCAACACCCAGATTGATTCTCTTACTGGTGGCTTTGTAGCTTCCGATGATGGTTCTGATCATATTGTTCTTACAACTTTAGCTTATGGTTCAGGTAGTAAAATACTTGTTAAATCAGAAAGCTCAATGGATAGCATTTTTGGCATAAGCAATATTACTGCTACTGGTGATTCTCCTGTAAAAGCTACTGGAAGTGGTTTAACTGCACAAGCTGGCAAAGTAACTGGTGGTGCAAACAGCAGTGGATCAAAGAGTTTTACTATTTTCGCTGATAGTCCCGGTATTGAAGGCAATCAGACAAGAGTAATTATTACAACTAATCCTTATGATGGCACATTCCAGATGCAGGTCTACAATAATGGACAACAAGTTGAATCTTGGGGAAATCTAACCAAGAACCAACTTTCTTCTTTCTACGTTGAGTCTTATCTTAATACAGTTAGTAACTTTATCAGAGTTTCAGATAACACTGCTGTTACTGCACCTCCTGCTAATACGTCTACAACTGGTTTATTATTAACTGGTGGTACTGATGGCATTCCAGTTGATCCTGACACACAAGATGATTTAATCATCGGTAATCCAACCGCAGGCACTGGTCTTTATTCTTTCTCTGAACCAGAACAAGTTGATATCGACTTGATAGCAACACCGGGAAGAAGCTCAACAGCAGTTGTAAGAGTACTAATTGATATTTGTGAATCTTATCGTCAAGACGCTCTTGCAATTATTGACCCTCCATTTGGTCTTACAGTTAATGAAATCGTTAATTGGCAAAATGGTGTTCATCCTTTGAACAATACCAGACTTGATACTGATTTCGCTGCTTTGTATTACCCTTGGGTGGACATAACTGATACTTTCAATAATATCAGTGTTTGGGTGCCACCATCTGGCTCTGTTCTAGCAGCAATTTGTCAAAGCGATTCAATCTCTGGTCCTTGGTATGCTCCTGCTGGATTAACTAGAGGTGTTGTTCCAAATATCAATAATGTGTTCAGCAGACCTTCATTAGCTGAACGTGACTTAATGTATGGCAATAACAACGCTATCAATCCAATTATTAGTTATCCTGATGTTGGTGGATTTGTAATTTGGGGACAAAAGACTCTTCAAAGAACGCCAACCGCTCTTGATAGAATCAATGTCCGCAGAATGTTGTTCTATGTTGAAAAAAGCATCAAGAGCATTTCAAAGAATTATTTGTTTGAACCAAATAATGCTGCAACTAGGTCTGCATTTATAAACGCTTGTTCTCAAATACTTACTAGGCTTGTAGCAAATTCTGGGGCACAAGATTTCGTAGTTAAATGTGATGATGAATTAAATACATCAGATGTAATCGCAAGAAATGAATTAAGAGCAAGAATAGGTATTGTGCCAGTCTATGCTATCGAATTCATATTTATCGAATTTAATTTAGTAAGAACATTAGCATAATTAAAGAAAAACAAGGGAGGATTAATGGCTAATACAATCAATAATATGGGCATTGGGGCGCTAAACAACGTAGCTTTTAAACGAAAATACCGTTGGGTGTTTTCTGTTGAAAATATCGGTGGTGGTGGTCCTAACAGTTTTGGTGTTTCTGGTAAATATGTAAAATCAGCAAAAAGACCATCAATAGAAATCGATGATAGTGCTGAAATCAATTTTCTAAATGGTAAGACTTGGCTTCCCGGAAAAGCAACATTTAGTGAACTAGAATTCACTTACTATGATGTTGCTGTTCCCGGTGATCCAACTATTTCAAATCTTTTAAGATGGGTCAATAGAGTTTATAACTTTGCTGCTCCAGCGAACGGCGTTGCTAATTCGACAGAAATATCTGCAACTCAAAGAAGCTACGCTACAGATCCAACTGGTGCTGGTTTTGGCTATGGTGGAACAGGCAAGCTTATTCTTCTTGATGGTTGTGGCTATGTTTTAGAAACGTGGACTTTAGTAAACTGTTGGCCCAAGAGTATCGACTTTGGTGACCTTGATTATAGTGAATCTGCTGAATGTAATATTGTTATGACTCTTAGATATTCATATGCTAAGTATGAAAACAATTGTGCAACAGCTGCTCCTGAATTGTGCAACACTCCTGTTTGCGGTACTGGTTTGGGTGCTAATTTATAAAGGATAAAATCGATTATGCCTAAGATGGGTGTAGGTTTTGCTTCTTATACTACATTTAAGAAGCAAAACCGTTTTGTGTTACATATTCCTAATGTCACGCATGTTGGAAATAGTTCAACCCGTGTTTACAATAAAGTTTTAATAGAAGAAAAAGCTGCTAGACCTAGTGTGTCTTTTAAAGAATTTGATGTCCCACATTTAATGGAAACTGTGTTTTATGCTGCTAAGCCTGAGTGGAAGCCTATTCAAGTAACATTGTATGATGTAGCTGCAACTAATCCTGCTTTGAATTGGATTAATTCGATTTACTCGGTACAAAGAAATGCTTTTAGAGGTCAAACGGGTGCGAGTTATTTTGGTGCCATCGCTAACAATTTTAAAAGAGACATACAAATATTTATGTTAGATGGTTGCGGTTTTGCTTTAGAGGCATGGAATTATGTAAATGCATATCCATCTTCTGTTGACTTTGGTGGCACTGATATGACATCTGATCAGCCTATGAGAGTGGTAATGGATATCAGATATGATAGAGCATATTGGGAACCATGCAGCAGGAGATTAATAAATTTAGCATCATCATATATGATGCCTTAGTTATTCGCCATTATCTTCTTGTAATTTTTTATATTCATCTGGTTCGAGAAATTGATCTACTTCAAGAACCTTACGACATTCTTCAAGAAATGTTTCTAATTCTTTATTTTTCATACTAAGAATTCGACAAGCGCCAGACTTATTAAGTCTGCCTTTTTTAGTATAAACTAGGTTCTCGTTTGAAAGCAACAAACCAATTTTTTCTTTAAGATAACTTTTTTCAAGAATGGTAAGAAGTTCTCCGTTTTCGATACTTTCTAAAAACCTATTCTTCATATAAATCTCCTAAAAATCAAAGTTAGCTTAGTAAGCTAAATTTAAATATACATCAAATTGAATTAAAATCAAATTCTTTTAATAGGAATTTCTCTACTTATCTTTGCAAAGTAAAATTCTTGATATCTTTTCTTAAGTTCTTCGAAATTTTTGTTTGATCTGTAAATTTGTCTTAAGTGATGTATTAGGCATGTGGTTAAAAAATTAAATGCTTTACTTCCACGATGTGGATCAAACCGTTCGATTTTAGAAAAACATATAAATACGCCTTCTTGCACAGCGTCATCGTAATCAATTTTTTGAAAATTTCTAAATCGAACGATATTTTCTGCTAAAGTGAAAAATTCTTTTGCCAAATTATCTTGACTTTGTTTTAATATTTTTTCATTTTGAATAATTTTATCCTCATCTAGTTGTAGGGTAATTTTATCAGTATTCTTTTTATGGATTTCGTAATCTTGACGAAACAATTCATATTTTCTTTTATTCTTTTTAGCTTGTTGGAAATCTATAATGTTTTTTTCAAGGTATTTGTTATCAAGATAATGGTTACTCATATTAGAAATATAGTGTGAATCTATGAAAATAAATTGTGCAATCATAGTTGATTCTTTAGAAGAAAAAGAAATATGTGTGAATAAATTCTCACATATAGCAAATAAATCTTTTTTTACTTTTGACAAAACAATTAAATCTTTGAACTTATTAAAAAGCAAAAGAAATATTTTTCCTGAATTAGAATTGTTCTATGAAGGTGAATTCTTTTTCTTATTGTATCCAGATGAAGAAATTCTTTTTTGGGATGAAGAAGAGATATTTAAATCTCATCACAATCTAATTGTGGATAAATGGATAGTTAAGACGAAAAGAAGCAACGCTAAAATTCCAGAAGTTTCTAAAATATTTATAAAGAGTTCTTTTACCAATGTGAAAAGGTTTGATGAAGAATGGTGTAATTTATATTTGCCCAAAGGAAACTTGTTAGTAAAATTACAAGAATATATTTTCTCTAATGACATTGAATTAAACGAATTATTTATAATCTATCAATATGTATTTGAAAAATTAAAAGCAAGCCATCATAATCAAGAGCTTATAGACTTGATCAATTCTATAATTGAAAAATATCCTTCTTTTATAGAATTGATCAACTTGTGGGGAGATTACTTATATGAAATGAATCTTTTTATGGATGCAAAAATATATTATGAAAAAGCTTTAGAAATGGCATTTCATAGAGATATTTATGACTTTATGCCAATGATTCCAAGCATGCATAAAAATCATCCTAATAAAATGCTATCTAACATAAAAACATTAATATTAAAGTATGATACGATGATATAATCAATACAAATTATCAAGTTCATTGATAACAATTGTTACTTGATCTTCGTATCTTGTAATAGCTATTTGTTTACGACCGTGAGGAAGTTTTTTCATTTCTTTTTCAAGGTCACCAATTGAGCAATTGATAACACGCCAATTGTTTTTAGAAAGGCGTTCAATTTCTTCTTCTTGGGACATGACTTCTTTGCCCGGAAAGTAAGCAAGAACTTGATCTTTTGCTTCTTTTATAATCTTCTTGTATAATGGCACATTACAAGAACAACTAGGATTGTTGATAAATTTTTCAATTTCTGGATTCAATGATTCTGGTAACTTGCTACGAAAGTTTTCATCTTTCATAGCAGCTTTGATATCCATCAAGCTAACATATGCTTTAGATTGTTTCTGATCTTGATCGCTCATTTTTCTTTCCCCTTAAAGCATGACCACAGCTTACACATCTATAAAGAGTGTTTTGTTTAACAAATTTCTCTTTATCTGTTTCTTTTTCCATAACAATATTTTGAATTTCTGATCTTGAAATTTTTACTAATTTCTCAAGATCTTTTTCAAGATATTTTTTACCACAGTTATCACAAATTGTATGCATTGTTAATCCGAAATCATACTGTTAGCTTCTAAGTAAGTTTGATAAAATGCGCAGAAAGTTGCGAAGAAACTAGTTGCACATCCACCAAGGAATATCAAAGGAAGCTTATGCCAATCCCATTCATTGAAAACGTACATAAGTGTTGTTGTGAACATTCCTGCCCAGAAACCTGTACATTGATAGCAATTAAGACCTTTCATCAGGAACGTCCAGATGTAGGGCTTAATCAAGTCTTTAAAAGCTCTGCCAATATCTGACTCAACAATAATGTTGGTCATGCCAATAGAACCAAAGACCCAAAGAACGATGTCAAACATAATCACCCCGTTGTTATTAGAACAGATATCTTGTCGCCTTTTCTATAAAGGCACATATCATTCACATTAATATTAAGAGGTAGTTGTAATTCAAAATCTTCAATATTTCCAATAACATTTTTGTAAGATCCAAGTTCCATTTTCATAATTTCAATTGGAAATTTAAATATCTCTGATATTGCTTCTATATCCTTGTCTGTAATCGTATTAATGAAATCCAAAATAGATCGTATTCCTAAACTGCGCATTTGAGGAATTTTTTGTGCTAATTCCCATGAATCAAAAAGATGTTTATATTTTGGCAATGAACTTTTTACTAAATTATTTTGAAAAATTAATTCAGCAACATTATGGAAACCGATTTGTATCATAAAAAATCTCCTAATACAATATAGTTTTAAACAAATAACACTAAATTAAATTCAAGTCCATGTAATAAAAAAAGGGGAAATAATGTCTGATGAAATTTTTAGACCACAAAGACCATCAATGCCTAACAATAATCCACAAAGAGAACAGTCAATTGATTTGCCTGAAAACCATCCTTTGAGACAACAAGCATCAGAATTTAATAATTTGCCTCCCGGTGTTATTGCTGGCAATATTCCTCCACAATTTAGAGCGCAAATGTCTGGCGACACCGGACATGTTAATCAACCTAACAAAGTAGATCTTGCAACAGCCATGGTTATGATGAATAATAACCCAGAGCTAAATGCAATCTTAAATACACTGAAGCAGCATAGCACTCACTATGAAGAGATTGTGTTGCCAAGCAAAGGTAAATTCTATGATGGCACAGATGGACCTGCTAATGGTGTTATTAATATCCGTCCTATGACTGGTGAAGAGGAGCAAATTCTTGCTACGCCGAGATTTGTGAAAAAGGGTATTGCTATAAATATGATATTTTCCAAATGTATTAGAGAAAACTTTAAAACAGAAAATTTTCTTTCTCAAGACAGAACATTTATTCTTATATATCTTCGTGGTATTAGCTATGGTACTGATTATGAAGTACAGATGCGCTGTCCAGAGACAGATAGACAATTTTCAACTACTGTTGATTTAGACACCTTGGAGATTACTAGGTGCCCAGATAATTTTGGCATTTCCAATCTTACAGGTGTTTTACCAAAAAGTAACTTGAAATTTAGTTATAGGTTTGGCAGAGGTAGAGATGAAACTGAAATGCAGCAATACAAAGATTCAAAATTAAAGTCACTTGGAGAAATGGCTTCAGATGACACTTTGACTTTTAGAATTGCTCAACTTGTTAATCATATTGAAAATATTTCAGACAAAGAAGAACTTAAAGTTTTAATCAGGAGTCTTCCTATTCAAGATGTTAATTATATTAGGAATGTAATTAACAATCCTCCTTTTGGGATGGAGACAAACGTGTCAATTTTATCTCCATATTCTAATGAAGAATTTGAAATCGATTTACCATTGGATTCAGGTTTTTTCTTCCCCCGGAACAAGAAGGCGAACTAAGTCCAAGCCTGAAGTTGTGGCAAGCATTGATGGATGAAATGTTCTTCTTTCTTTATCACTTGCATGTCAAAAAACAAGACTTTATGCAATTAACAATTGCAGAAAGAAAATATTTTATTGACAAGTTTATTGATCAAAAGACAAAAGAAAGAGAAGAACAAGAAAAGGCGTTTAGATCAGCAAGGTCTAAGTAGGAGATAGAAAATGGCTATTAAAGAAAGATATCAGAACCCAGTTCCAGACGACACAGTAATTCTAAGATTATTTGTTTATAATCAAAATTCATTTTCAAATGTTCAGTCAATTGAAAATGTTCAAATTTATAAAATTCCAGATAATGATTCAATTGAAAATATATCTAATGGTACGCTTGTTAGAA